CCTTGTTCCGACAACGACGGTGGATCAAGCACTGGCCAACCAAGAAGCAGTGCGAAAAACTGTCGCCCCTGTTTCTTACACGACCGCAAACTTCATGGGACAGCCCGTCCCAACCGCTCAGCCCGTAAGCTACCCAACGTACTCCGTGGCCATTCCCCAACCGCGGCCCATAGCGTATGGTACTCCTTACGCTCCCGTTGGTCCCGGTATCGCTTCGATCCCGGCTTTCTTCCGCCGTCCCTCCGGGACAACTCAGTACTACGGTTAAGGTGATACCATGCAGCCAAAGACCCCCAACGTCGAAACCTCTCAGACCATCGTCGGCCAAGGCTCGGTGCCGCTGGCTCAGGAAACTCCCGTCAAGGTTGAAGCCGCCCCGAAGGGCCGGCAGAAGTTCCTTGGTCAGGGTGCCATGCTCCGCAACAAGGGCTTCGTCGTCCGGTGAAAACCTCCCAAGCTGGCGTCGATCTGATCAAGCAGTTCGAAGGCCAAAGGCTCACAGCGTACAAATGTCCGGCGGGTATCTGGACAATTGGCTACGGCCACACCTCCGCGGCGGGAGCCCCGGAGGTCCAACCCGGCATGACGATCACCTACCAAGAAGCGAACGCTATCCTCGTTCGGGATCTTGGTAAGTACGAAGATGCCGTTGACCGCTTGGTCAAAGTTCCGCTGACGCAGAACCAGTTCGATGCTCTCGTCTCGTTCACGTACAACGTGGGCGAAGGAGCGTTGGCCAAGTCCACGCTCCTCAAGAAGCTGAACGCTGGGCAGTACGACGCCGTCCCTGCTGAGCTGATGAAGTGGACCAAGGGCGGTGGCAAGGAGTTGCCAGGTCTTGTGCGCCGACGCCGTGCGGAATGCGCCATGTGGCGTGGGGTGAATGACAACTCTTCCCCTGACATAGACCAAAGCCGCATTGAGCCCGACGCACCTCGGCCGGCTAAGACGATTGCTCAGTCCAAAGAAGCCAACACGGCCCTCGCTGTCGGCAGCTTGTCTGGCGCCACTGCCGTTGCCGACGTGGTCAATCGCTTGAAAGAAGCCGGGGACAATGCCAAGTCGTTCCTCGACGCGGTCATGAACCCGAACGTGCTGGTCCTGATCATCATCGTGCTTGCGGCCATCCTGATTTGGAACTGGCGTAAGAAGAGACTGGAGGAAACGGGAGAATGATCCCGTTCCTATTCACCCCGCTCGGCCGCTATGTAGCACTCGGTGCTATAGTTGTGGCCGTTGCGGGTGGGCTCTATTGGAAGATCCGGTCGGACACCTTGGCCTATGCCGAGGCCCGCCGCGCACAAATCGAACTAGAAAGGGTTAGAAATGCGATACGTGCTGGTGATGCCGTTGATGTTGATCCTGGGAGCTTGCGCAACCCAGACCGTTTCAACAGAGACTAGCTGCTCCGTCTTTGGCTACATTACATGGAGCCAGAAGGACACGGACAAGACAATCCAACAAGTGAAGGTTCATAACGCTCGTCGCGAAGCCTTTTGTAAGGACTGAGCCATGGATGACCTTTACATTGTAGAAAAAATGTACAAGATCGTGCGTGAGCGTCGAAGCGTCGTCGTTGAGGCTTTAACAGAAGGCAGTGTCAACGATTTCGCCGCTTTTCGTCACCTTCGGGGAAAGCTCGAAGCGTGGAACGAAATTGAATCTGAGATCCGCCTTCTGCTAAAGCAGAGTGATATTGACGATGAGTGAACTCATCCTGCCGGAGCATGTAGCCCGGAAAGTGAAGGCCAAGAGCGCCGTGCCAGAAGTGAAGGCAGAAGCTTCTCCCGTAGAGTCGGCCTACGTTAAACAGGACGAACTCTACCTCGACCCCACAAAGATGGACATGACGGCAATCGAACGGCTTCCCAAGCCGACCGGTTGGCGTATGCTTGTTCTCCCGTTCCGGGGTCAAGGCAAGACACAGGGGAATGTCTATCTCCCTGATGAGTACGTGGAGCGTCAGACGTTGGCGACGGTTGTCGGCTACGTTCTTCACATGGGTGCCGACTGCTACACCGACAAAGACAAGTTCCCCGGAGGCCCGTGGTGCCAGAAGGGTGATTGGGTTTTGTTCGGTCGCTATGCCGGAGCCCGCTTCAAGATTGAGGGCGGTGAAGTCCGCATCCTCAACGATGACGAGATCATCGCAACCATCGCGGATCCGAAAGACGTCTTGAACGTCTGAGCCGCGCTATAGAGGTAGATCTATATGTCTGAGACTGAAGTTCTCAAAAAGGAAGACGAAGACGATTTCGAGGTCATCGAAGAGACCGAGGAAGAAGCCTCTGCGGCCCCCGAGCCGAAAGAGGAGAAGGCCCCAGAGCCGGAGCCAAAAGCCGAAGAGCCGAAGGAAGAGCCCAAGAAGTCAGAGGAAGATCTTTCTGGCATCAGCGATGCGGTTAAAAAGCGCATCGATAAGCTGACCTTCAAGATGCGCGAGGCCGAACGCCGAGAGCAGGCGGCAATCGAGTACGCCAAAAGCCTGCAGGTTGAGAACCAGTCCTTCAAACAGAAGGCTCAGCAACTCGATCAGTCCTTGGTCGTTGAGTATGAGAGCCGTGTCAAAGCTCAGCAGCAGGTCGTCACAGACAAGCTGAAAGCTGCGGTCGAGTCGGGAGACGTGGATGGGCAGATCGAAGCCCAGAAGCAGCTCGCCGCCTTGGCCTTGGAGGAAGACAAGCTGCGCACCGCTAAACAGCAACGCGCTGCTCAGCCTCAACCGCAAGCTCAGCCTCAAGCGCAGCAACCGGCGCCCCAACCCCAGAGACAAGCCGCGCGTCCCGACCCTCGTGCCGAAGCATGGGCCGAACGCAATGAATGGTTTGGTGCAGACCAAGCCATGACGGCCACAGCTTTCGTCATCCACAGCCAGCTTGTGGAAGAGGAAGGCTTCGATCCGTCTAGCGAAGATTACTACTCCGAGCTGGACCGCCGTATTCGTGGTGAGTTCCCGCACAAGTTCCGGAAGGAGCAACCTGTGGAACGACCCGCACCTACGGCGGTGGCATCAGCCCGTCCAACCGCACGGTCCGACAGCAACCCTAAACAGGTGAAGTTGACCCGTTCACAAATTGAGATTGCCCGCAAGCTCGGAGTTAGTGTAAAAGACTATGCGCGGCAACTTCAGAAACTCGCTCGTTGAAGAAGGAGCCGAACATGGAACGTACCCCGCGTGCTGAAACCAGCCGTGCCAAGTCTTCCCGCCCCAAAGCGTGGAAGCCCCCGTCCTCACTGGACGCACCTCCTGCACCGGAGGGATATGCCCACCGTTGGATCCGTATGGAAGTCAACGGTCAGGATGACCGGAAGAATCTATCCGCAAGACTTCGCGAAGGCTTTGAGCTAGTTCGCGCCGAGGAGTATCCGGATTGGGAACTCCCCACCGTCCAAGACGGCAAACATGCCGGGATCATTGGAGTTGGTGGGCTTGTGTTGGCCCGTATTCCTCTCGAAATCGCACAACAACGCAACTCGTATTACCGTCGTCAAACAAGCGAACAGCTCGCTGCAGTAGACAACGACCTGATGCGTGAGAGCAATCCCAACATGCCGATCAGCAAACCTGAGCGGCAAAGCAGGGTTACCTTCGGGGGAAATCGTTCCTCCGATTAACGTCACAAGGATCTGAGCAATGGCAAATATCGATGCCGCTTTCGGGCTCCGCCCGTATAAGATGCTCGGCGAAGGCGCTAACACCAACGGTGTTAGCACGTATAAGATCCAGACGACGGGTACCGCGGGCACTTCTAGCGTCATCTATGAAGGCACCCCGGTGATCCCGTTGGCTAACGGTCTTATCGACATCGTCGGCAACGCGAATGGTGGTACGGTCCCTCTTCTGGGCGCGTTCATCGGCTGCAACTACACTGACCTCAACGGCACTCCGACCTACGCCAACAAGTGGCCTGGAACGGCTGCTGTGATGGCCGGCACGGAAGCTGTGGCACTCGTCGCTGCGCACCCTGATCAGCTCTTCCTGATCAACTGCGATGCGGCTGCGGCTGACTCCCTTGTTAATGCCAACGCCAACTTTGTTGGTGCTACCAGCGGCAATGCGACCTCTGGTATG